AGAAGTTAACGGATATCCTTTTGTTTGCAGCTAAAAGTTTGCTTGCACTCGGTATTATTCTTGCAATTTTCTGCCCTGCCGCATGGCCGTTGGCCTTTGGGCTGATGATTGCCGGTGGAGCTTCTCTCGTATCCGCTGCGGCCCTCAATTGGGATGCAATTTTGAGCAAAATTAAAGAAGTCTGGGGAGATATTACAAGCTGGTGGAATTCTACCGTCGCAAATAAGCTTTCACTTTCACACTGGAAAGAGGTCGGCAAAACAATCATAAACGGATTTCTAACTGGCATTAAGTCTGCATGGGAAACCGTTAAATCATGGGTCGCAAACGCTGTCAGTTGGTTTAGAGGGAAATTTATTGAGGCGCAGAATTCAATTGCAGCATCCAATTCTTCCCGCGGCGGGGGGTTTGGCTCTACAAGGAGCGGCGGATTCCGCGCTGCTATGCCATCCATTAACACTGCGGCGATCCCGCTTGCGACCGGCGCGGTTATCCCGCCCAACAAGGAATTTCTTGCCGTGCTGGGCGACCAGAAGAGCGGGACAAACATCGAAACGCCGCTTGCAACAATGGTCGAAGCATTTAAGCAGGCTATGTCGGAATCCGGCGGCGGTGCAACCACTGTTGTTATCCAGCTTGACGGTAAGGAGATTGCACGCAGCACCGTGAAGAACATCAACAACATGACGCGCGCAGCGGGTAAGCCCGTGCTGCTGTACTAAGGAGGGGCAAACATGGAAGTCCTTATTATCAACGGAACGGACTACTCGTCCATAATCGCAACTAAGGGGTACGGGTGGAGCAGAAACGACCTTGACAGCGACAAGACCACCCGTACCAAAGACGGCAAAATGCGGCGCGACAAGATCACCACAAAACGGAAGCTGAGCTATACGACACGCTCCATCCCGCGGGATATGTTGGCAAAGCTTGATGACGACCTCAACAAAACGACCTGCACCGTAAAGTATCTTGACTTGCATGGTGTGCGCACAAGCACATTTTATTGCTCGTCGATGGAATGCACGCTTGAAGAAGCGGCCGATGATAACGAGGTGTGGGGCGGCGCGACGTTTAATTTAATCGAGGTGTAACATGGGGCAGACAACAAGTGCGCTGTGGCATGATTTGCTCCACAAGCCCGGGACGGAGCGCGAATTCAAATTTGTCATCAACGACGTAGAGTACGGAAAAGATGCAGAAGTTTCCCACTCCGTTGAATCGCAGTTGTTTGAGGAGTTCGGGATTGGCAATGCCTGTTGCGCGACGTTAAAACTTGCAGTCATTGCAGACAATATCCCGCGCGCCGCAACGATCAAGCGTTATCTCAGGCTTGTTAATGGCAGTCAGGCGACAGACTGGATTCCCAAAGGCGTGTTTTTTACCAACCGCCGTTCCTGCGATGGGGATTATTGGGAACTCGAAGCATACGACGCTATGAGAAAGGCTGACGTTGTGTGGGAGCCAGACCAGTCGCTTAACTTCCCGATGACTATGCCTGACGCTGTAAACATCTTTTGCCAGTTGATGGGCGTGGAGCTTGACAACCGAGCAGTGCTCAACAGCTCATACACCATCGACTATCCTGCAAACGACTACACTATCCGCAATGAGCTATGTTTTATCGCAGCGGCGCACGGTGGGAACTGGATTATGACCGATGCAGGGAAACTATTGCTTATTCCATTGTTGTCTATGCCTACCGAGACGAACTACCTCATTACAGAAGCGGGCAACGCTATTACGTTTGGAGGGGTGAGGATTCTTGTCTGAAAAATATTACGTCGGTGGCGACATTACGAGCTTTTCCGACAATGGCAAGTACAAGCCTATCTCCCGCGTGACGCTGCTTGTGGATGACGAGAACAGCTTGACGGCGGGCGATGATACCGGCATGGAGGTCATTGCAAGTTGCCCACACGCTACGCAGCCAATGGTAAATGCTTTGCTGCAAACCATGAAAGGCTACCAGTATCAGGCTTACGAAGCAGGCGCGGCAAACATTGATCCAGCGGCAGAGCTGGGCGACGGCGTGACGGTTGGTGGCATTTATTCGCCGCTGTCTAAACTTTCTGATGATGGGCGCGGATACGCGGGTATTTCTTCCCCCGGAGAAGCAGAGATGGAAGACGAATACCCGGCTGAGGGGTACATCACACAGGAGTTCAACCGCAAGATTGCCGAAACACGCTCAACTATCACCAAGACCAGCGAGGAGATCATGCTCAAGGTCGAGGGAATCGACGGCAAGTACACCGAGGTTAAGACCACGCTGGACGGCCTGACGGTGACGGACGCGAGCGGCACGACCAAAATCAACGGCAGCAGCATCAAGACGGACAATCTGTACGTTGCTGCGGCGAACATTACCGGCGCGCTGACGGCTAACCAAATCCAGACCGGCAGCATCCGTGTCGGCGATCTCAAGGATGGCTCGAATTATGCTACGAAGACCTACGTCGACAACAACGCGGGCCTGAGCGCAAGCGAGGTCGACAATGCAATCGCGACGTACATTGACAGCACTTCTATCACAGCGCAGAAGTTGCGCGGCCAGACGGTGGAACTCCTGGCAAACAGCAATACCAAAGTGGGCGAACTTTCGCTCGTCGAGACGAACGTTGACTATGGTATCGGCATTAAAACCCTCTATGGCGGTATCAAGCTGGAATCGGCGACTAACGTATACCTAAAAGCCAGCGGTCCCTACGGTGGATTTATCATGCTGTCCAACAACATTGTGTCGCTCGGCGGCGGCGAGTTGTATATCGGCAGCCAGATGTACGGAAATAGCTTACCGGCCGGTAGCTGGGGAAAACTGTTTTTCCTCCGTCAGTGAGGTGACGCATGGCAAGTTTTAGCGTCAGCGTTACGGCGACGGGGTCGACGACAGCCGTTCTCAACGGCACGTTTTACGGAGACAGCTACCACGACCGAGCACGTGCAATCTACGTGACCGGCATTCTGGGGTACGGGTATTACTTGACTTCGAACGAGGATTCCGGCGCGAACAACACGTTTACGGATTCGTTCGACGGACTTACTCCCGGCAAAACCTACGATTGGGAGGCAGTGCTCTGCTATTGGGACACCAACCTCAATCAATGGGTGGAGACCAGCTATTCCGACAGCGGATCGTTTACCACAGAGGGCGGCGGCACTTCGGGCGGCGCTGTGTACATCTACACGGATATGTGGCGAGCGTATACGCCATACATCTACACGGACACGTGGAGACCCTACAACGCAGAAATCTACACCGACTCTTGGTGGGAGTCGGGATAAGGAGGCACTATGAAAAAGCAGGTAATGCAGATCCTTGACAGCGCATTTAATACGCTGTCCTCAGTGATGATCTCCGCGAACGACGCGGAGAAGATGGCAAAGGTCAAGGGAGAGCTAAGGCAGGCATATGCGATCCTCGAGCGGCTTGACCAGCAGGCGGCGCACGTCCCCGCAGAGCCGCCCGCCAAAGAGGGCAAGACGAAGCCCGAAAAGGAAAGCGAGGTAACCGATGGCTGATAAAGCAATTTCTGACCTCACCCAAGCAACACAGATCACGGGCGAAGACCTTTTTGTGCTTGAGCAGGGCGGCGAGGCAAAAAAGCTGAAAGGCAGTCAGGTCGTGCAGTATGCCAAGGATTCCGTCGCGGCAGAGGTGCAGGGCGTAAAGGAATACGCTGACAGCGCCAAGGCATCGGCTGATGCGGCGGCTGCATCGGCTGAAAAGGCCGCGGGCGCTGCACAGGGCATCGACGACAAGGTTGCTGCGGCAGATGCGTCCGCAAAGGCGGCGGCATCTTCTGCGGCTGCTGCCGCTGCATCTGCGACCGGCGTTGACGAGAAGGTGCAGGCCGCGCAGACGGCGGCAACCAATGCGGCAAAGTCAGAGACGGTGGCAAAGGATGCACAGACCGCTGCGGCCAATGCGCAGAAAGCGGCGGAGAGTGCGCAGACCGGCGCACAGGCCGCCAAGACGGCAGCGGAATCGGCACAGGAAGCCGCTGAGAGCGCAAAGGACGCGGCGGCGGGTAGTTCGACCGCTGCGGGGCAGAAAGCCGCACAGGCCGCTCAGAGCGCCGAGGACGCTGCTTCCGCCAAGTCTGCGGCGGAGACAGCAAAGACCGATGCACAAGCGGCGCGCGACGCCATCGTCAACATGATCGTCGATGCGGTGACGCTTGAGACGGGCAAGCCCGCCACGGTGAGCAAGTCCCTCGTGGACAACGTTTATAAGCTCGTCTTTGGCTTGCCGCGCGGTGACACTGGCGCTCCCGGCCCGCAGGGTGCAACCGGCAACGGCATTTCCGACATCGCGCTCAAGAGCGGCACACACGCCCCCGGCACGAGCGACGTCTATACCATCACCCTGACGGACGGGACGACGTTTGACTTTGAGGTCTACAACGGCGCGAACGGTCAAGGCGCTGGCAATATGCTTGCAAGCGTGTACGACCCGCAGGGCAAGCGGACGGATGTGTACAAGTATGTGGATGACGCTATTGGTAAAATCCCCACGCCGGACGTATCCGCGCAAATCAAGGCGCACAACGAGGACAAGACAGCGCACCCCGACATCCGCGCCAAAATCCCCACAAAGACCTCTCAACTTACCAATGACAGTGGCTATCTGACGCAGCATCAGGACATTTCCGGCAAGCTGGACAAGACCGGCAACGGTAGCAACGTCACGGCGGCATTCACGGCGGCGACCGCCCGCGCAAACATCGCTACGGGCGAAAAGCTCTCCGTGCTGTTTGGCAAAATCGCAAAGTGGTTCGCCGACCTCGGCAGTCTGGCCTTTAAGAGCACGGTCGCCAAATCCGACCTTGCAAGCGACGTGCAGACGAGTTTAGGCAAAGCTGACAGCGCTTTGCAGAGTGCGCCGGTCACGTCGGTCAACGGTAAGACGGGCGCGGTCACAATCAGTGTTCCGACTGTCCCATCCACGACTAACATCCTCAAGGGCAACGGCTCGGGCGGGCTGGCGGCGGCGACGCGCGGCAGCGACTACATCGCAAGCGGCAACATCACCAAGCAGACGCTGGTTGCATCGGAGACCACGCCCACCGAGAACTATGCTATCAACTGGTACTTTCAATAAGGAGGCGCTGAGATGGCAAATGCAAAACTCGGCACCAAAGCCGTCGGCAGTATCGTCAAACTGAACGTCAACGGTGCAGCGAAAGAGTTTATCGTCGTCCATCAGGGCAAACCGAGTTCTCTGTACGACGAATCCTGCGACGGCACTTGGTTGCTGATGAAGGACATCTTCGAGGCCACACGATGGCTCAGCTCGGATGTGAACAATCTGGAGAACAGCACCATCCACAGCATACTGAACAGCACGCTCTTGAACGCGTTTGAGAGCAACATCAGGGACGCAATCAAGCAGGTGAAGATTCCGTATCGCAAGAACGGCGGTTCCAGTGGCTCGGATCAGAGTGGTGCTAACGGCTTGCTCTGCAAGATTTTCCTGCTGTCCGGCTACGAGATTGGCTTCACGACCAGCGATAACCCCTACTTCCCGCAAGATGGTGCGAAGCTGTCCTACTTTGAATCTGGAACCGACACGTCCGCCAACAACAAGCGTATTGCGAAACTGAACGGCTCGGCCGACGACTGGTGGCTCCGCTCCCCGGTCACCTACAACACCAGCTTGGTGTGGCGCGTCAACTACGACGGCGTCTGCGAGGCCAGCAAAGCATCCAACTCAGCTGGCATCCGCCCCGCGCTCATTCTTCCGCCCGACATGGAAGTCGACAGCTCTGGCAATGTCACGCCACCACCGCCCGCTACGCACAAGACCCTCATCAACGGCACGGCCTACACCGTGCAGGGCGGCAAGTGCATGGTCAACGGCACTGTGTACGACATCAAGAAGGGCAGGACGCTTATCGGCGGGACGGGGTATGATATAAAGTTCAGCGACGGGCTGACGTGGGTTATCAACGAAAAGCCCGATATCCCATACTCGCAGGTAAGCTGGAACGCAGACTTTATTTGCGAGGCAATATCCAGCACGCAAGAATGCTACGTCATTACTATGGGGTACTATCTGATCACGGGCCTTTATGCCATCGGGTACGGTCAGAGGGCCATCGGGTCAACCGATGTGTATTATTCCACAAAAGGCTGGTTGAATAACGCTTACCGCGCCATCACATTCAGTGAGCCGCCTACGGGAGACCTCTTAACATGGCTGCAAGCGAACGCTGTGCAGCAATAGAAAGGAGCACATATGAGCATCTACGTAAAAGTCAACAACACGGAATATCCCGCAGCGGTCAGCGGTGCGAACAACGACCGCACGTGGGACGGACGCGACACCAAAACCATCTACCTCACCATGTCCCACGACGCCGTGGCGGCACTGCTGCCCGACAACACACCGTGGAGCATTGTGCAGCGCGACACCGTCCCCAAGTACGACGAGCAGGGCCAGCCCACGGGGGAGACCGAGGAGGTCGTCAACGAGTGGGACAACAGCGCGTACAGCCTGAGCGGGGCCATCACCGACCACCGCGACGACACGGTATCTATCAAGATGGGCAAGCCCACGGAGACCGAGAGCGCCAAAGCGACCGTCACCGCCCTTGCGGGTGAGCCGGTCACGTATGCCCGCGCGGTGGAGCTGCGCCCCATTATCGAGCAGGCAGCAGTCAGCCTGAGCGACGGCGAGGCGGCGAGCGTGCCGGAACTCATCACAGCATGGGCGTACCCCGTTGATTACGCTGAGGGCGACCGCAGGAGCTACGGCGGTAAGGTGCACAAGTGCCGTAAGGCACATACCTCGCAGGCCAACTGGACGCCGGACAAGACGCCCGCTCTCTGGGTGGTCATCGACGCCGCCCACGCGGGCACGCAGGCAGACCCCATCCCCGCAAGCCGCGGCATGGAGTACGAGTATGGCAAATACTACCTCGACAGCGAGGACGGCAAGACGTACAAGTGTGAGCGTACCGGCGAGGCCGCAGGCGGGAAGATCGTCTTGCAGTATCTGCCACACGAGTTGGTGGGGAACTATTTCAAGGCGGTGTAATACGCCGCAGAAAGGGAGCGGGATATGGATAACGCAAAACACTACGATGACGCGGCAATCGCGCTGATTGAATCAAGGTGCAAGAGCAACACGCACCGCATCAACGAGCTTACAGAACATCAGGTGGCGCTTGACCGGCTTGTGACCTCGGTCGAGGTGCTGGCCACAAAACAAGAGACCGTGGAGGGCGACGTCAAGGAAATCAAGGAGGACGTGAAGACCATCACGGGCAAGGCGGGGAAGCGCTGGGACGGGCTGGTCGACAAGGCTCTCGCGGCACTGGCAGGCGCGTTTATCGCGTGGCTGCTGTCGGGGGTAGCCTTATGAAGAAGCTGAGAAAGCGGGATAAGTACGTCATCGCGGCAGTGCTCAACCTCTTCTGGTACTGCGTTGCGGTGCTCGTATTGACTGCGCATGACAAGGTAGTGCCGGACAGCCTGACCGTCGCGTGGTTCGCCGCGTGGACGGCGGAACTCGGCATGCTGGCAGGAATTAAAATTAAGGGAAAGGACGAATAATATGGAACTGATTCACAAGAGACTGGCAAACCTGATGAGCGTCAAAAGCCTCGTGACGCTGGTGCTGACGGGTGTATTTGCGTACATGGCCGTCACGGGCAACATTTCGCAGGACTTCATGACGATCTACGCAGTTATCATCGCGTTTTATTTCGGCACGCAGTCGCAGAAGACGCAGGATATGATCGACAAGGGGGCGTGAGGCATGGCGAAAGCAGAAGACATCCTCGCCATCGCGCGCAAGGAGATCGGCACGGTGGAGCAGCCGGGCAACCGCCAGAAGTACGGCAAAGCCTACGGCATGGACGGCGTGTACTGGTGTATGCAGTTCGTGTGGTGGTGCTTCCATCAGGCGGATAAGCGGCTCTTCTACGGCGGCGGGAAGACCGCGAGCTGCGGCGAGCTGATGAACTACGCCAAGGCTCACAGGCAGTGGGTCACGTCCGGCTATCAACCGGGAGACGTGCTGATCTACGACTTTCCCAACACGAAGGTCAAGCCCGACCACACGGGCATCTGCGAGAGCGTGAGCGGGCAGTATGTAACCGCCATCGAGGGCAATACATCGAGCGGCGCGGCGGGCAGTCAGGCCAACGGCGACGGCGTATACCGCAAGAAGCGCAATCTGTCGCTCGTGGTGGGCGCATATCGCCCGAAGTACGAGGAAAGCTACCGCGCGATGCTGCAAAAGCGCGCGGGGCTGACGGACGGCACAATGGATTACCTTGAAAAATATCAGTACGGCGATGACCTCATTAGAAAACTCGCCGTAATGAAGTAATTTGTTGGAGCGGGCGAAAAAGTAAGGAAGGAGCACGGACGGCGAAAGCCACGCGCAAGCGCTCTGCAACGTCCCACACGGGGCATGGACAGTCAGCACAAAGCGATGCGAGCACAGCTATCCTCGATGGCTCCCAAAAGAGCCATTGCATATATTTTATCTTTTGAGCTGCCTGAGGACGAGGCGGCGTGCATCATTGAGTGCGACGTGCGGCGGAAAAGCTGCGTACAGGTCGCAATGGAGCACAACCTGTCTGTTGACGCGGTGAAAAAATACCGGCAGCGGGCGTACCACAAAATTTCATCAGACCAACACGAAAAAAGAAATTGCCCCACCAAATGGTGAGGCAATTTCTTTTGTGTAAAAAGCGGGCCGGAAAGACCCTGCAAAATTAAAATATCATGTTTCATGTGGAAAGGCAAGCAGAATCGTTCGACGGTTTTTGACGCACTTTTCATACACTTTACGGACGCTTTTGAGTGTCCGTTTTTTTGTACCATATAAACAACAAAGGAGGTGCGGCGATGTACGACCGACTTTTAGCTTTGGGATTTACCGAGCAGATGGCAATGGACATTTTGACGCTGTTCCCCGATCCTGACGAGCTGCGCACTTATGTCTATTTCGCGGAGCTTTTCCATGTATAGCTATTTCAATCCAAATCCCACTGGGCGTAATGTGTCCGATTGCACCGTGCGTGCGATCTGCAAGGCGACGGGGAAGGACTGGGGCGAGGTGTACTTGTCCCTCTGCATACAGGGCTACCTTGACGGCGACTTACCCAATGCAAACGCCTGTTGGGGCGCGTATCTGCGGTCTTTAGGCTACCGGAGATATATCATACCGGACACTTGCCCGGACTGCTACACGGTCGGTAGGTTTGCCGACGAGCACCCGCGTGGGACGTATATTCTCGCCCTCTCTGGGCATGTGGTGTGCGTTCAGGACGGGACAATCTATGACAGTTGGAACAGCGAGAATGAAATCCCGCTTTATTACTGGGTAAAAGAAACGGAGGAATGAACATGGCATATCCCTATTTCAATCCCTATTATCCGCAGCCAATGCCGGACAACCTCATGCAGATGCGGCAGATGCAGCAGATGCAGCCCATGCAGCAACCACAGATGCAGCCCATGCAGCAGCCTATGTCGCAGCCAGTGCAACAGAACCCCATCGCGCAGGGCGGCGTGCAGTGGGTAAGCGGCGAGCAGGAGGCGAGGGGGTATCTTATCGCGCCCAACTCCGCTGTGGCGCTGTGGGATTCTACCGCGCCGACCGTGTATCTCAAGCAGGCGGATGCAAGTGGGAAGCCGACGCTTAAAATTTATGACCTTGTGGAGCGCGCAGAAACGCCCCGTACAGCGCCACAGGAAAAGGGCGTGGAATTTGTCACCCGTAAAGAGTTTGACGCGCTGGCGGCGCTTGTGGGTGAATTGAAAGGCAAGAAGAAGCGCAAGGAGGACGATGACGATGAATAATCCTTTTTTCGGTGCGCTCGGCGGTGGGAACGGCTTTATGCAAATGATGCAGCAGTTCCAGCAGTTCAAGGCAAATTTTCATGGTGACCCTAAAGCGGAGGTCGAAAAGCTCTTGCAAAGCGGCAAACTCTCGCAGGCGCAGCTCAACCAGCTACAGCAGATGGCGAAGCAGTTTCAAAGCCTGATGCAGTAATTATCAACACAAATCAACATCGTGGCCACGATTTGATGAATAAAAATTTTCCAAAGGAGTGATACTATGTCTCTTTCTGACGGCGGCGTTCAGGCCACTATGCCTGTTGCGCCAACCGGCATGATGAACAGCGGCTTTGGCGGCTTCGGCGGCGATGGCGCGTGGTGGATCATCATTCTTTTCTTGTTTGTTTTCTGCGGCTGGGGAAACAACGGATGGGGGAACAACGGCAATTCCGGCGGCGTGGTTGACGGCTATGTGCTGACCTCTGATTTTGCCAATGTCGAGCGCAAGATCGACAGCGTAAATCAGGGCCTTTGCGACGGATTTTACCAGCAGGCGCAGCTTGTCAACGGCACCAACATGGCGATGGCAAACGGCTTTGCACAGGCCGAGCTTTCCCGCAGCAACCAGCAGGCGGCGCTTATGCAGCAGCTCAACGCCATGCAGATGCAGGCCGCAAATTGCTGCTGCGAGAATCGCGCGGCTATCGCGCAGGTGCGCTATGACATGGCGGCGCAGGCGTGTGACACGCGCAACACCGTGCAGAACGCCACGCGCGACATCATTGACGCGAACAACCAGAACAGCCGCGCCATCCTCGACTTCCTGACGCAGAGCAAGCTGTCCGACCTCCAGACCGAGAATCAGAATCTGAAACTGGCGGCATCTCAGGCCGCGCAGAACAACTATCTGATCTCTCAGCTGCGTCCGTGTCCTGCCCCCGCCTACATTACCTGTAACCCGTGGGCGGGTAGCGGCTATGGTGGCTGCGGTTCCGGCTGCAACTGCTGACAACTGCATAGCATAGCTTTTTGTTGGCGATTTTGTTGACGTCAACAAAATGGTCGGCCCCGTGCCGATACTTACAACAACGCGGCGGGGCAATCGCTCCGCCGCTGTATTTTAAACGGGTCAATTTCGACCCCTTTAGGGAGGAATGATTTTGTGAAAACGGTTGACGAACTCAAGCAGGAATTTGTCGATCACATTGCAACTCTGGACAAGAGTAAAATGAGCATGTACGAGCTTAGCAATTATGCCGATCTTTTGCGTAAAGCGGACGAATTATTCGCGCCCAGCTACGCGGAAATGATTGCAAATGGTGCGTTTGCCCCTTTTGGGGCAAATCAGAGGAAGGAGTGATACCAGTATGGCTGAGTTTAGTAATCCTATCATTGCTTTGGTCTCTGCCGGACAGAACGTCCCACTGACCGAAACGGCGGTCAATAGCAAGCCGTGTATCGTTCACCGTGCCGGTGCCGGTTTGGTAACTTTGCGCGGGCTGACTAACCAGTGCCGCGCTCTCTACAAAATTTCTTATGGTGGGAACATCGCCATCCCTACCGGGGGCACGGTCGAGGCCATCACGGCGGCGCTTGCCGTCAACGGCGAGGCACTCAACAGCGCTACGGCGACCGTTACCCCTGCTGCGGTGGAGAACTATTTCAACGTGTATGTCAGCGCGCAAGTGAGCGTCCCGAAGGGCTGCTGCGTAACTGTCGCGATGAAAAACACAAGCGCTCAGGCCGTGAATTTTGCTAACAGCAATCTCACGGTTGAGAGAATCGCATGAAAGGAGCATGGACATGAGCAAGAAAGCAATGTATGATCTGCGCAATATGCTGTGCGACGAACTCGACGAGCTGGCGCGTAAGGGCGAGCTTGGCGCGGGCGATCTCGAAATTGCGCACAAACTGACGGACACCATCAAAAACATCGATAAGATTGAGATGTTGGAGGACGACGGCTATTCCCGCGATGAAGACTATTCTCGCCGCTATTCCCGCGGCGGAGACTGGCAGTCTGGTATGCGCGGCGCTTATGACCGTGATATGTCCAATGCAAGACGCGGCACGCATTATGTGCGCGGCCACTATTCCCGTGACGGGGGCATCGACAACATGAAACGCCAGTTGCAGGAAATGTTGGACAACGCCGACGATGAAAGCATCCGCAGAGCCATCCAGCGTTGCATGGACACGATTGAGGGCTAAAGGGGGTGCGCCCCTATGGTCGACGAGAATGAGGTCAAGCGCTGGATAGCTCGCCTTGAAACGGAAGAATCAAGCTGGACAAACTATGAGCGCCTTGCCGTGCTGTATGCCATCCGTGACCAGCAAAGCGGCAGCAGAGAGAGTGCTTTGCCAACGGCATACTCTGCAGCGCCCGCGCCGGTTAGCGTCGAAACATACGGCGACAGCGATTTTCTACGCGCGGTGGCTGATGTTCCACCGGACAAGGCGTGGGAAATCATGGACGAGCTGATGGACGACCTCAAGATCGTCAATGAGCGCGTGTACAACAGCGTCATGCGGAAACTGGAAAAGTGATAGCAATTTGTTAGTAACCGCGACAGAATGACGCGGAATGACGGCATATTTAATTCATATATATTGCAATTATGCCATGATATTCCATGCTATTGCTATAATATGCCACACATTCAGCTTTTGCGCTTAATTGACGTGCATGGGGTCACAGGTTCGAGTCCTGTACCGCGCACCACGAAAAAAGCCTTGAAACTCAACGGTTTCAAGGCTTTTTCTTTTTGCCCTTTTCTTGGCTTGTTAGTAACGAGCCAGTAACAGCAGACACCAGCGTTTCGGCGTCGATATGGGTATAGATGTTCGCCGTGGTGGAATAATCGGCGTGACCGAGTATTTTTTGCAGCATCTCTGGGGCCAGCCCTTCCTTGACGGCGCGGGATGTGTAGGTATGGCGCGTGGCGTGCGGTGTCTTTTTTGATATGCCGAGACGGTCGAGCAGCGGGTAAAAATCGCGCTTGCGGAAATTCTCAATGACCTTCTGGCCGCTGTAACCAGAGATCAGCAGCTCGCCTGTTGCGCGCGCGGCGAAATACTCAAAATATTGCCGACCTTCCGGGCGGATGGGAATGATGCGGTTGCGGCCCGCTTCTGTCTTTTCACCGCCTACTACATAAGTTCCGTGATAATCCGCGACCGGCAGGGAAAACAGCTCGCCAATTCGCATACCGGTTGACAACAGCATCAGGACGATCTTCGCCGCGTCGCTGCCATCCTTTTCGAGTTTCTGGATATCTTCCTCGGTGAAGATATCCTTTTCTTTTTTTACATTTTCCGGCAGGCGGACAAAGCGCGCAAAGTTGGTCGTACAGATTTCCTCGCGCACGGCCCAGTTCGACATTTGGGTAATAAGCTGCTTATATTTGCTGACGGTGGAATGGCTCTTGCCCATGTACGGGTCAATCGCAGATTGAAAGTCGGCAGCACGCAGATCACGGAATTTATGGTCGTGCAGGGGCGCGAATACCTTGTACGCGCCGTCATACGATTGGATGCCCTGCTTGCCGATCTCTTTGTAGTGCTCGGCTTTCCACGCCTCAAACACTTCAGCAAAGGTCATGTTGTATCGCTCCGTCAGGGGTTTTCCGTTCAGCCGTTCCAGCGCGTCCAGCGCGTCCGTTTTGCGCTCGTAGTATCCAATAACCACCCTGTTCTTCGCGGCGACCCACGGGCGCGCACGACGGCCAGAGAGCTTATACACCGTGCCAGTGCCGTTGGCTCGCTTGAGTGCTTTCCGCTTTTCGGCAACCTGTTTTTTGCCGCAGAAAGGACAAAACAGCGCGCCATCCGGCAGCGCTGCTTTACATTTGATGCAATTCGCCATGTCAGCCCCTCCAAAATCCGTAATCGGCGCAATGCAGATCGATATACAAGCACCATACAGCCAGCAACACCACCATAATAAACAGAATTAAGATTACGCCGTTGCGGATACGGACACCGCGCCGCATGATCTCGATCGTGTCTGCTTTTGCGTCAACGTGGCGTTCCAGCTCATCGTTTCGCGCCTGCAAGGTTTCTTCAGTCGGCGTCAAGTGTTCGGAAATTCCGAATATTTCATCAAGGGATATGCCGAGCACCTTGCAGATCGGCGCGACGGTATAGATGGACGGGGCTTTCGACATTTTGGAAAAGAAGTTCTGGACGGTGGACAGCGGCACGCCGGAAGCGTCGGAAATGTCCTGGTAAGTCAGTTTCAGTTCTTCTTTACGGATTCTACACAGCTCTTGAATGTTCATTTACATCACCTTAACTTTTCCGGTTTCTGCCCGTTTGGGGTGCCAAAAGTGGGTCTGTCGAACGCGGTCGAATGCCGTCGTATTGCAAGGTCTTGGTATTGAAGTGGTAAGGTAAAGCGCGATATGGTCAAAACAAGCAGCGGCGACCGCTCCCCGCTGGCTGCAAAAAGGCCCCACCGTTTGTTGCAGAGGGCGGCGGGGCCAATCTAAACTATACCGTCTTGCAACTTTTCAATTCTCCCGCTCTTCCCATTCTGCGACCTCATCTAATGATTTAGGTATGGTATACCCCGCATCCTCAATCTTCTGTGCCAGCTTTTGATAATTTGCTGTGTTATTGTTTCGCATGCGAGAAAAGCCAGAAAGAGATTTTGGGAAGTCGTCGGGGAATTTAGGCTTGAACCAATAATAAATAATATGATTTAGATTCGGTTCATTGATCGGATTGTAAGACTTTTCAACACGTTCTACCCAAAGTCTATAATTTTCCTTTTCTTCTTCTGTTCGATCATCGCGAAACGGTCGTTTGCTATACAAAGATGGACTAATGCATTTGAAAGACGGCTCGGAAACACCATCAATATAGGCAAATATCCCAAGAGCACATTGAAAATGGAAATCATCTGGAAACTTTGGGAACTTCCAACTTTTCCCAGATAAGCTATATATTCGTCTCCGGTACCTCGCGCAAATTTCACAGCACGCGTTTGAATCGCCAACCTCTACTAAATCAGTTTTAAGTCTTTTACACGATTCAAGCGTTCTTGCAAATGCGTCTTTTGCATAGTCTTCCGGAGATTCCGTGTGGTTATCTATCCAGTCTTTCCACTCTTTTGCTTTTTTGAATCGCCCTAACTCAATGTAATAGTTGACGACCCTATAAAAGTCTTTTCGCTCCCACCCAAGAGTGGAATATGTCATCAACTGGCAAGATTTTTCAAGGCAAGCCATTGATAGCTGGTAATCTCCGGCATTCCACAGAAAACCAGCGTGCATTCTCAACACATATTCAAGATACCCTGTTGGGCCTAATTCTTTTGAAGGGGGTACATTGCGTACTTTTGTATAGTCAGGAATGGCGATAGAATAAATCGATTGCTTATCGGTCAAATCGTATTTTATTCCATCAGACACTATGTCAGTCGCCGCGTTGATCTTATCGCGCACGTCGTAATACGATTGATTTGGTTCTGGAAACAACTCCGCAACGCGGCCGTGCTCAAAATATACGGTAATTGGCATATCAAATTCACCTAATTTTATATTTTAAATTATATTGAATCAATTAAAAATTAGTGCTATACTAATCCGCGATAGAACACTTGTTTTATTATATGAGAGCGAACGGAGGGCAGAGAGGATGACGACGGTAGAGGAATTGATTATTACAATTTCGAGATTTACTCCCCAGCAACTTGACCTTTTTCGATCTGCTGCGCAACAGATAGTAGAGCAGCAGCAAGGTCAGGATTTGATTCGCAAATCCGAATAAGCTTTTGAATATCTTCGGGCAATTCAGAAATGAGCGCTTCACCATCGGTGGGGCGCTCTTTTTTTGCCTGAAATTCTTGCATATCCTCATATAAAAGATATTCTACCGAAACTCCAAGATAATTTGCTATTCGTTCAATGTTTTTCCCTCGAGGCACTTCGATTTTTCCTGTATTCCATTGTGAAAATGCAGATGAAGAAATTTTGCAATCTTTAAAAAATTGCTTTTTAGAAATGCCTTTAAGAGACAATAATGCGTTAATTCTGGCGACAATAGGCGATTTAGACATAACTGTAGCTCCGATTTTGTATGAAATAAAACTTAGTTTTCGCTAACTTCCTATTGACATTCACGCTAACTGAGTATATACTTAGTTGCAGAAAGGGCAATAAAAGAGCAAGCCCCCTTGATACTTAGCGGACTGTCGAAATTATTAGTTTGTTGGCACTTCTTATAATATCACGGTTCGCTAAGTTGTCAAGCAAAACTTAGTATTTGGAGGTGAAAAGATGAGTTTTCGAAGCGCTCGTCATAAAGCTGGATTCAGCGTCCAGCAGGTAGCGGACGCGCTGAAAATCTCCGACGTGGCCGTGTATTACTGGGAGACTGGTCAGCAGGCCCCACGAGCAAGTCGACTTCCGGAGATTGCTGCATTATACGGATGCACGGTGGACGAGCTGTTAAAGCCGGACAAGGAGGGAGCATGAGCAATTTGGTTTATCTTTCCCCGAACACCGAAGAGCCATTCACGACATCCGAAGTCATTGCAGAGTGCGCGGGTGTAAAGCGAGATACGGTGCAGAAGTTAGTTCAGCGCCATGAAAAAGACCTCCACGAGTTTGGTAAGGTCGGATTTGAAATCCGACCTTTGAGCGGAAGCAAAACAGGGCAGACAGTTAAGGTTTACCACCTGAACGAGCAACAGGCAACGCTTCTGCTTACATTCCTCCGCAATACCCCCGTTGTCATTGAGTTCAAGAAAGAACTTGTTCGCCAGTTCTTCGCCATGCGCAAAGAGCTGATGAATATTAAGGCAATCAAGGCCGAGAGAAAGCCGCTGCGTACCAGCATGACGGATGCTATCAAGGCGTTGCCGGACAGTCCACATAATCAATTCAAGTATAGCCAGTACACCGACCTCGCATATATGGCGGCGCTCGGCAAAACGGCGCGGCAGCTTCGTAAGGAGCGCGGCGCGGAAAAGTCTGCAACGGCGAGCGATTACATGAGTTCGGACGAGCTTGCGGCGGTGTCAAAGATGGAAAACCGCATTTCGGTTCTGCTGGAAGTTGGCATGGATTACCAGAAGGTCAAGAATTGCTTGATGCAGACAAAAGCAATCGGGGCATAAGAAAAGCCCTGTTCAGCGTAGCAGGCCGAACAGGGTAACCGGACAAATCTCACCACAAGATATTGTGTCCGTGCTTATTGTAGCACGAGAGAAAGGAAAAATCAATGATCAAAACAATGGACCTGAACGAGTGCGCGGCATACTTACGCGCGCACGGGCTGAGCATTTCGAACGAATCGCTGGCAGACGGCCTCGAACAGCGAGTTTACCCCTTCGGCGTGTGCATCTGCGGCGGCAAGCGCAGAATCTTCCAGATTTACACCCGCCTCGTGGACGAGTGGATCGCGGAACGCGAGGTGTGAGCATGGACGGTTACACGATGACACTGGCCGTCATCGGCGCGGTGGCGCTGGGCGTATGGTTTGGCCGTGCGCTCGACTGGTTGGAGGGAAAACGATGAGGCGGCATGACAAGCGCACGAGAGAGCAGCGCAAGGCCGATGAATCGGCGCTGTTTGCGGCGGCGTGTCTGGGCGCGACGATCCTCTTGATTGCGATCTCAATCCTCGCTACCAGCGCACAAGCGGTCGATGCGGAACCGGAAGAAGCCCCCATCGTAGAGGAGTATGACCCCGCGTGGGACATTCCTGCGACTGAAAGCGCGGTGTGCAACGACGTTTTTCTCGGTGAGTTTACGCTCACGGCGTACTGTCCCGGTCGCTGCTGTTGCGGCAAGTGGGCGAGCGGCTACACCGCGACCGGCACGCTGGCAACCGAGGGACGCACAATCGCGGTTGACCCGAAGGTGATCCCCTACGGGACGCGCGTCCTGCTGATCTGGCCGAACGGCACGCAGCGTAGCTACATCGCTGAGGACTGCGGGTGCGGCGTGAACGGCAACCATATCGACGTGTTTTTCAACGACCATCAGGCGGCGCGCGTGTTCGGCGTGCAGAGCGCAATGGCGTATTTGGAGGGGAATCAATGATCTATCGCTGCACTTGCTGCCACCTCATTTTTGACGAGCCGGACGTTATGCGTCGGCGCGAAAATCTTGACGGTGAGCGCGGCTACGTCCTCGTGACGGAAAAGTTCTGCCCAGACTGCGGCGCAGAGGAAATGTATTTTGAAGAATTGGAGGAGACCGAAGATGGATAACACCCTGATGAAAGTGACTCAACTCCCCGTGATCGAGGAGCATTTGAGGAGCCGGAAGGAGCAGACGGAGCAGCGCGTCGCAGAGGCAATGAGCCTTGTCTGCACCGACGAGACCTTAACCAGCGTGAAGAACATTCGCGCCGAAATGAACCGCGAGTTTGCCGATGCCGAGACCCAGCGCAAGGCCATTAAATCCGCAATCATGGAGAAGTACGACAGCTTCGAATCCGTCTACCGTGAGTGCATCGCCGACCCGTACAAGCGCGCCGACGCAGACCTGAAAGCCAAGATCGACGCGACGGAAAGCGAGATCAAGAGCCGCTGCGAGGAAATGCTGCTGGGCTATTTTCGGGAGCTGTGCGCGGTCAACGAGATCGACTTCCTTTCGTTCGGGCAGACCGGCGTTAAGGTCGATATGGCGAGCGCCAGAGCCAAGACGCCGAAGAAGCTCATGGAGCAGATCAAGCTAAAGGTGGACGGCGTGGCGCAGGACATGAAAACCATCGGCACGATGGGCGAGAACGCGCCGGAGATCATGGTGGAGTACAAAAATAACCTCGACCTCTCGCTTGCGATCTCCGTTGTCAACGAGCGTCACCGCCGCGCCGAGGAGGAGCGCGAGGCCGTGAAACGCCACACGGTTACTCCAGCAGCGCGCGCTGCTGGAGTAACCGTCGCAGCGGCCCCGCAGGTCGTCCCGAAGCGCGTGGAGCAGGCGGCGGTCGAACACCTCACGGTGTCGTTCCGCGTGACCGATACGCGCGAGCGCCTGCGCCTTTTGAAGCAATTCCTTGTCAGCAATGGCTATCAGTACGAATGATTATTTTAAGGAGGATATTACCATGAACGAAATGCAGACCTACAACAGCACCGAAGTTGTGAGCGCCAAGAGCGTGAACGCCGAAATGATGATCTCCCGTCAGGCGCAGGAGGTACAGGCGGCAATGGTCGTCGCCAAGCGTTTTCCCCGTGACGAGATCGAAGCGAACAACCGCATTCTCAACGCCTGCAAGCGCAAGAGCCTTGCCGAGCGCGCGATCTATGAATACCCGCGCGGCGGCGAGAACGTGACCGGCCCCTCGATCCGTCTCGCCGAGGTCATGGCGCAGAACTGGGGCAACCTCGACTTCGGCATTACCGAGCTGGAGCAGAAGAACGGCGAGAGTACCGTCATGGCCTACTGCTGGGATTTGGAGACCAACACCCGCCAGACGAAGATCTTCACCGTGCCGCATATCCGCTACACCAAGAAAGGCAGCGTTGCCCTCACCGACCCGCGCGACATCTATGAAATGGTCGCCAATCAGGGCGCGCGCCGTATGCGCGCGTGCATTCTTGGCATTATCCCCGGCGACGTGGTAGACGCCGCTCTTGCGGCGTGTACCAAGACGATGATGGGAAAGAGCGATGAACCCATGATCGACCGCGTACGCAAGATGGGACAGGCGTTCAAGGATGACTTCGGCGTACCGATGGAGTGCCTTGAAAAGTACATCGGCTGCAAGGCCGAAGCGTTCACGGCGCAGAGCATCGTGCGCCTGCGTAATGTGTATACCTCACTGAAAGAGGGACGCGCGAGCCGCGAGCAGTATTTTGATCTCCCGACCGTCGAAGTGGACGAGACCACAGGCGAGGTCAAGGACGAGCTGCCCGCTCCCGCTGACGCCCTCGGTACGCTGGACGACGGAAAGAGCGGCACCACCAAGCAGGTGAGCATGAATGATCTGTAAGGTCAAGGTCATTTCGACCGGCTCCAAGGGGAACGCCGTACTGCTGAATGATGAAATACTCATTGACTGCGGCGTTCCATTTCGGGAACTCGAACCATACTGCAAGGGATTGAGGCTCGTCCTGCTGACGCATGTTCACGGCGACCACTTCAACCCCGAGACCATCAAGCGCCTGCACTTCCTGCGCCCTGCGCTGCGCTGGTGCGTCCCTCCGTGGCTCATGGAACCGATGGGACACATCGGCGTGGACCGCCGCGTGACCGACGAGGGCATGGCAGGCCATGTGCTGTTCTACTCCTGTTCCCTTCTCTACCCCGTCTGTGTGTCCTACAATTCCATTCCTCACGATGTCCCGAATTGTGCGTGGCATATCGAATTTGCAAACGGCGAGCGCGTGTTCTATGCGACGGACTGCGCCTCGCTGGACGGCATTGTGGCGCAGGCCTATGACCTTTATCTGATCGAAGCCAACTACGGCGAAGAGGAGATACAGGAGCGCATGAAGCGCAAGCTGGAAGCGGGAGAATTCAGCTATGAGAGCCGCGCAATGGAGAGCCATCTATCCCGCGAGCAGGCGCACGCATGGATCGCCCAAAACGCCGCCATCGGCAAGAGCCACGTGCTCTATCTGCACCAACACCAAAGCGAGGAGGAATTGAAATGAGCATGAATCGAATCTGCCTGATGGGACGCATCGGGCGTGACTTGGAGCTGAAAAAAACGAACAGCGGCGTATCCGTTGTGTCGTTCCCTCTTGCCGTTGACCGCAACGGCAAGGATGGCGGCACAGACTGGATCGACATTGTAGCGTGGCGCGGAACGGCAGAAGTGCTCTGCAACTACGCCGGACGCGGGCGGTTGATCGGCGTCGAGGGGCGCTTGCAGATGCGCGACTGGACGGACAAAAATGGAAACAAGCGCAGGAGCTACGAGGTGCAGGCTGACAGCGTGTATTTCGCGGACAACAGGCGCTCGGAGGGTAATGATACCACCGCGCCGCAATACGCCGCAGAGAGCGCCGCAGGCGGCTTTGCAGAGGTCAGCGAGGACGACGGCGAGCTGCCGTTTTAAGGGAGTAGTCTATGGCAAAAAGCGGGATCGATTACTTTCCGCTTGATGTCACATTGAACGCAAAGTTTGAACTGATAGAGGCAGAATTTGGCTTGACAGGATTTGGTGTAGTCGTTCACTTGCTGCAAGAGATTTACGGTAAGGCGGGTTACTACATTGAATGGACAGAGGAGGTTGCGCTTTTGTTCGCCCGCAAGGTCGGGTTGGGTGGGAGCGTCGTTTCTGAAATAATAGAGGCTTCTATCAGACGAGGGATGTTCGACAAAGAGAAGTATGACAAGTACCACGTATTGACCTCTAAAGGCATACAGGAAAGGTACTTCGAGGCAGTCAGCCGCCGTAAAACTCTCGAAGTTGATTACAACATCCTTCTGGTTGATGTTGCCCAAATTTTGCCCAATGTTTACATTTATGCGAAAAATGTAAACATTTTTTCAAAAAATGCTGACATCGAACGACAAAGTAAAGTAGAGAAAAGTAGAGTAGAGAAGAGTAAAGAAGAGTACATATTATGCGCTGAGCCGCAAGCGGCTGACGCGCCGCCGGTGATTTCTTTGCCGCTGAATGACGGGACTTTTTTCGACGTGTCGGAGAACGACAGGGCCAAATGGTCGCAGCTCTATCCGAACGTTGACGTTCTGCAACAGCTTAGAAACATGGCGGGGTGGTGCGATGCAAACCCTGCAAGGCGAAAAACTCGAGGAGGAATTAAGCGTTTCATCACCGCTTGGCTTGCCAGAGAGCAGGACAAGGGCGGAAAAGCGCCGCAAAATAAGCCGTTTGTCTACGACTACGGCAACACGGAGGGAAGCCTATGAACGTTGACGCATTGATCGACAGCATCGCGAAAAAGGCCGAGCCTGTTCGTGATCTGGTCGATTACGAGAAAGACGGGCTGCTGTACTGCGGCCATTGCAACACGCCGAAGCAGTGCCGCATCCCCATCGGCGGGAATGTCCGCCTTGTCGGGTGCCAGTGTGCTTGCGCGGCGCGAGAGTACGAGGCCGAGAAAAAAGCTCGCGCTGACCGTGAGAAGCGACTACGCATCGAAACGCTGCGTGCTGACGGAATCCGCGACAAGAGCCTGACGGCGTGCCGGTTCGACAAGGCGACGATGAGTGACGAGATCGTCAAATGCAAACGCTATGCCGACGCATGGGACGATATGCGGCGCGAGAACAATGGGCTTCTGCTGTGGGGCAACACCGGCAACGGGAAGACCTTCGCGGCGGCGTGTATCGCCAACGAGCTGATTGACCGCGGGATCCCGGCGATGATTACGAGCTTCCCGCGAATCCTCAACGCGGGATACGACAAGAAAGAAATCGTCGAGCAGGTGCACTATTACCCGCTGATGGTGATCGATGATCTCGGCGCAGAGCGCAGCAGTGAGTACGCAATGGAGACGGTTTACACGGTCATTGACGAGCGATACAAGGCCAAGAAGCCGCTGATCGTCACCACAAACCTGACGCTTGACGAGCTGTGCAGGCCGAAAGACATGGCCTATCAGCGCATCTATGACCGCATCCTCGAGATGTGCACGCCACTGGTATTCAAGGGCGATAGCATGAGACGCGACAAGGCAAATCAGCGCATGAGGCACGTCAAATCGGTGTTGGCAGGCGGTGCGCCGTGAGCGGGTATCGCGGGGGCATTTTCAAGTGCCCGTTTTACTCGCGGGACTACCGCGACTATCTCAACTGCGAGGGCGCACAAGTCAAGCTACCAAAAGAAGAGCTGGACGAATGTACGCGGCGCTACTGCGCCAACGAAGAATGGCGGCGCTGCCCGATCGCTCGGGCGCTGACGCTGCACTACGAAAGGACGGAGAACCGATGAGCGAAAGAAACAGAGACAAGGTAAAACGGCTTGAGCACGAGCTCGGAAGATATCAGAAAAAAGTCGGCGAGCTGATGAAAGCAAATGCGAAGCTGCGCGAGGATATGAAGGGACTGAACCAGCTGCGCATGGCGTTCGATGCTTGGATTATCCAGATCGCGCTTTCCTACGGCGAGGCAGTGAAGGACCCCGACACGGGAGAAGATATCCCACGCATGAAGGCGCTCCACCTCGAAAGGCCGAAGGTGAACCCGCTGCTTGGGCAATACGAGATTCACCAGCGCGTCGATGAGAAGAACGTGATGCATATTGCGGTCGGCCTGCGGGATGATCCGTGCGATCACAATGGCGCAAAGGAGGCAGAGGAATGAGACTGGCTATCATGGACACCAACGCGTTCAACACGATTATCGCCGCCGTAAAGGGCGCGGTATCAGCGAGCATCAGTAGGCCGATGTACAAGAATATCCGGCTGGAATTTCGCAAGAAGAACAAGGCAGTTACGGCTATCGCCACAGACGGCGTCCGGCTTTTCGTGGAGCACGCGACCTGCTGCGAGGTCGAAGAGGATTTCGATTGCTACATCAAGCCGAGTATCCGCCTGCCACGCGGCAACTCCATGCGCTTGGAGCTGAAAGAACGGGACAAGACGGAAAGCGTGGTTGAGATCGAATGTCTCGGCTGCATCTTCGGTTTTGTTCAGCCGGTTGGAGCGTTTCTGGATTGGGAAAAAGTCCTGCCCAATGAACCGACATTCCGTATCGGCGTGAATGCCGAGTATCTTCTCTCGACGTTGCAGGCGGCAAAGGCCAGCGTCGGCGGTGCCTTCAAGCAGCCTGCTATTCTGGAATTCCGTGGGCCACTTGGGCCCATTACGATCAAGACCAACCACGAGGACGTCAAAATGGTCCTGCCAGTGCGAATCAGGGAGGCCGACGATGGCGCTGACATCAGCTGACCTCGCGAGGCTGGGGCCGCAGGCGCAGAAGCAGGTGCTTGACAAACTGGTGGGCGAACAGAAGTCGAAGAAAAGCAAGTACGGCAACCGCAAGGTTGTGCGCGACGGCATCAAGTTTGATTCCGAGCGCGAGGCGGCGCGGTTCGGCGAGCTGAAAGTGCTGCGCGCGATGGGCAAGATTCGCAATTTACGGTTGCAAGCGAATTTTACGCTCGTTGAGGGATACACGACCATCGAGGGCGAGAGAATCAAGCCGATGGTCTACCGCGCGGATTTTGTTTACGAGCGAGCAACTGGGCCGGACTGCAACGGCACGGTGCATTGGCTGCGCGAGGTCGAGGACGCAAAGGGCGTGAAAACGAAAGACTATCTGCTGAAAAAGAAACTGATGCAGGACAAGTACGGCATCACGATCCGCGAGGTGTGAGATGAGCTTTGAGCACTGCCACAGCTGCCTGCCACCCGTGCGCTATCCCGGCTGCCAGGACCATTGCCCGCATTATGCGGAGGATATTGCGAAGGTCCGGGCGGCGAAGGCCGAAGAGAAGCGGCAGACGCAGGCAAAAGACGATTATTTGGGAGCGCGCCAGTTCAAAACGCGGCGTGGCCAAAAGCTGAGAAAATAAAGGGAGCGAAAAGATGAATGCAAAAGACACTGCGGAGCGGATCCGCAACCTTAGAAAAGCAAGGGGCATGAGCCAATCACAGTTTGCCGCCATGTGTGGCCTTGTGCAGGGGCAGCTTGCGAATTATGAGTATGGGCGCATTATGCCGACCATCCCGTTGTGCGAGCGCATCTGTGAGGCCGTGGGCATCCGTGTGACGGACTTCCTGAGCGAGGATAAAGCGCCGAAGGGGCCTATCCCGACCGAGCAGCGCATCGGCGAGCGCGTCAAGGCGTGGCGGCAGATGCGCGGGCTGAATCAGGAGGCCCTCGCAGAAAGGGCTGGAATAGCGGACAGCACGATCTCCTGCATTGAGCGAGGCGGACGATACGGCGCGGTATCGACGTATCTTTACATCGCCGAAGCACTGAACGTCCCGATTGAAACGCTGTTAGGGGGCGAGTGATATGAGCCGATTTGTTATGAGCAAAACGCCGTGGGAGCGCTGCCCATATCCGGGGCTGAAAGCGTTTTTGGAATCGACGAATTACAACCAGACGACGCTCGCCGCCGCAACGGGCATCAGCGCGTCGGTCATCAGTCAATATGTCAAGGGCGATATCGAGCCGACCATCCAAAAGCTGCTGGCGCTGGAAGACTTGACGGGCCTGACGTTCCGGGAGATGTTCGGGGAATGCGAGGGGAGAAGATGAAGCACCTCGGCGATATTACGAAAATCAACGGCGCGGAGATCGAGACCGTGGACGTTATCACGGGAGGCTCACCGTGTCAGGATTTGAGCATTGCAGGAAAACGCGCCGGGTTAGCCGGCGCAAGAAGCGGATTGTTCATGGAACAGATCCGCATCGTGAAGGAGATGAGAGCACATGACAAAGCGAACGGACGAACAGGTGACATGGTCCGACCTCGGTTTATGGTCTGGGAAAACGTGCCCGGAGCATTCAGCAGCAACAAAGGACAAGACTTCGCGGCAGTCCTCGAAGAGATCATCCGCATCGCAGAGCCGGAAGCCCCCGATATTGAAGTGCCTGAAAAAGGCTGGAACACCTGGGGTGGCTACCACGATGAAGTGGGAGGACGATGGAGCGTGGCTTGGCGAGTGCATGACGCGCAACACTGGGGAGTCCCCCAACGTCGCCGTCGTATCTCGGTTGTCGCAGATTTTGGAGGAGACACCGCAGGAGAAATACTCTTTGAGCGCAAAAGCGTGCCAGGGAATATTGCGGAGAGCGGATTGTCGGGGGAAGGATTTGCCGAAGCGGCTGAAAGCGGTTTTAATCCGGCAGTCGCAAGGAGTCTCACCGCAAGAGCAGACGGAAGCCCTTGCGCCGACAGAGGCCCCAACATCGTATGCAGTCCGCATCAGGGGGGGTGTGACGGCGGAGGAAAAGGCGCGTTAGTTCAGGAGGACAAGAGCGGAACGCTCGGCACCAGCAACGACCAGACGATTTTCCAAAACTGTCTGACGCAGTGGGACTGCCAAAGCAAACGGATTTTTGGCACAGAGGGAGCATCCCCGACGCTACAAGGTGGCGTTGGCGGCGGAGTAAATAACCCGGCGATTTTCTGCATGGGAACACAGCAAGGCGGGGCCGAGGTGCGAAGCGACGACAGAGCACCTACGCTGACCGCTGCGGCCGGCATGAGCGGGAACAATCAGCCGAATAACCGCAGCACCGTCGGACCGGACAAGCCGTGTTCTGCGCTGCACACCTTCGGCGAGGTTCCGGCGGTTTGCTATCAAATGCAGGGCTTCGGGGACTACCGCGAGGGAGACGTTGCGAGCAACTGCAAGCAGCGAGATTACAAGGATAGCACCGATTTAGTGGTCAGCAGTGTTGATTGCCGCAATTTCACCGAGGGGGGCGAGATCAACGGGACGCTGCAAGCAAAAGAAAGCGTAGGGCAAAGTCTGAATTTGCAAAACACCGTCCGAACCGGAATGATTGTGCGCCGCCTCACGCCGATGGAATGCGAGCGGCTGCAAGGATTCCCAGACCACTGGACGGACATCGGCGAGTGGCGCGACAGTAAGGGCAAACTGCGCAAGCCGAGCGACAGTCCGCGCTATAAGGCGCTGGGGAATTCCATCGCCTTGCCATTTTGGGACTTCCTGGCAAAGCGTATCAGTGCGCAATATTTGCGTCCTGTTACGATGGGGAGCCTGTTCGACGGCATCGGCGGGTTCCCACTGGTATTTGAGCGGCACAACGGCAAGGGCACGGCACGCTGGGCAAGCGAGATTGAAGAGTTCCCCATTGCCGTAACAAAATTGAGATTTGGGGAGGACGCATAATGGGAAAAATCCTTGACGTGACCACGGAAGAGCAAACGAAGCTTTGGGCAGAGGCTCACGAGGGAGCAGTACATAGCTGCGAGACGTGTCGGAGCTACGCTGCACTGAGAGAGCCGTTCGTTCGCAGCGACGAGGCCGTCATCTATGGCTATTGCTTCCGTTATGGAGACAAAGACTACAACTGGGGCATGGGCAAAGGCTACCCGGTATTCACGCCGCCTGATTCCGACGTGCCATGTGACGGCTGGAAGAAACGGAAAAAGGAGGCCTGACTATGTACATCGGAGAACCATTTAGCTGGAAGCCTGCAGCCTTTGAGGGCGCGAGCGGCATCTGCGGATTTGAAAAATTGAGAACCGTACACGGTCGTATCGTCTACATCAACGAGCACCACCGTTACTTTACGGCGGAGGCGGAGGTAAACGGAATCAGGCTCAGATAGAGCTTTAAATTTTAAAAAAATCAGGAGGAATTTTTATCATGAACAACAATCAGGACTATATCGTTCGCTGCGACCGCGCAGGCGTGTTTTTCGGCAAGATCAAGGAGCGAAACGGCTCCGAGGTTACCATGACCGATGTTCGTAAGCTGTGGAGTTGGGACGGCGCGTGTGCCGTGGAGCAGTTGGCGCAGGACGGTACAAAAGCACCGGGCAACTGCCGTTTTACCGTGACGATTCCGGAAATGACCGTGCTTGGTGCGATCCAGATCATCCCGTGCACAGACACGGCATCTGCGTCTCTTCGAGGCGTAAAGGAGTGGAAGAGATGACGCTTGACGAGAAGATTAAAGCCTTTTTGCCTGTGAGCTCCGGCGACGGCTACGGCTACGGCGACGGCTACGGCTCCGGCTCCGGCTACGGCTACGGCTCCGGCTCCGGCTACGGCGACGGCTACGGCTACGGCGACGGCTACGGCTCCGGCGACGGCGACGGCTACGGCTACGGCGACGGCTACGGCTCCGGCTCCGGCTACGGCTACGGCTCCGGCTCCGGCTACGGCGACGGCTCCGGCGACGGCTCCGGCTACGGCGACGGCTCCGGAATTAAGAGTTTCAACCGGAAAACGGTTTATCGAATTGACGGTGTCAATACGCTGATTCGTTCCGTGCGCGGCAACACTGCGCACGGGGCAATCTTGAACGGTGATTTGACGCTTACACCGTGCTACATCGTCAAGCAGGACAACATTTTCGCGCATGGCGAAACGCTGCGCGAAGCAATGGAGGCGTTGCGAGACAAGCTTTTCGAGGATATGCCGGAAGACGAGCGTATAGATGCGTTCCTGCGAGAGACAGCCCGTGAAAAAACGTATCCGACGCAGTATTTTTACGACTGGCATCATCGCTTGACCGGATCGTGTGACATGGGGCGAAAGCAGTTTGCCCGAGACTACGGCGTCGACCTCGAGCACGGCATGATGACGCTGACGGAATTTTTGGAGCTGACAAAAGACGCTTACGGTGGCGACGTGATCCGAAAAGTGATTAGTAAGATGCAGGAGGTGGAGTGATGGAGAGATTGACAAAATATCTCGCAAGCGGCGCAGCGGATTACAATTATCCGGCAGGTTGTTACAGTGGCAATGATTGCAATGACCGTGTGGCAAAAAGCGCGTACAGACAGACGTGTGTGGAGCGTCTTGCAGCCTACGAGGAAACGGGGCTGACGCCGGAAGAGTCTAAACGAATGTCTAATATCCTGATGGATGTTGGAATTGATTATAATTGCAGTTGGGAGTATGTGAAAAACTGGCTGCTGGATGACCGTCTGCGTGAGCTGGACGAGGCCGACAAGGATGGACGCGTGGTGGTGCTGCCGTGCAAGGTGGGTTAGCGGGTGTTCGCCGAACAGGAGGGCTGACAATGGCTGAAAAAGAAATGCAGAGTGCAGATGTTTGCACCCACAAGAACAAAATAAAGACCAGCTTTGCAAAAATTTTTGTTTCAGGGACGCCTGACAGGCCGTATTTCAACATCTTGTATTTTGACCCGGTAGATCAAGATTATCACGTTGGGTTCGGTTCATATTGCCTTGAGTACGTATTTAAGCGGCTCTCAGATGAGTTTGAAATTGAAGATGCTCCCGCCGCCGATGTTGCCCCGGTGGTGCATGGTCGGTGGGAACAAGATGCGGATGGCGATTGGTATTGCACAAACTGTGGTGAGGTTGTTGCTATCTGCGACAGCGGCAGAGAACGAACTTATCGCAAGCCGTACTGCCCCAACTGCGGCGTGAAGATGGACGGCAAGAAGGTCGTACGTATATGCTGACGATCACGATTAAAGCCAACGTCCCCGCCTCCGACGCGCAGGGCATCAAGGATCGTATCGCCATGGATATCGAGCGATACGGCGACTGCAAGGTCGTGAGCATCGTGAGCGACCGGGGACGCGGGGAACAAATGAAAATGGGAGGAGCCAAGCTATGAGCATCAACGTAAAGAAGTACACCAAAGAACAGATGGCGAAGATGATGGAGGACGCGCAGGAGAAGACTGCGGCGCTTGAAGCAGAGATCGCCGCGCTGAAAAACTGCATCGACAAGAAGAACGATCTGATTGCCGAGTATGCGAACCTAAAGGCGGAGATGCAGCGAAAGAACGTCGTCTTGACCGAGCAGATCGACCAGATGAACGGCGAGGCTATCAACAAGGCAAACGAGATCGCAAATCTGAAAGCGGACGCGGATGCGTTGCGAAACAAGCTTGCTGACACCGAAGCGGCGCTTGGGCGGGCGAACGACGATCTTGCTTTTAAAGGGACGGTCATTGATGTAATGCGGGACAAGCGCTACAACGCCGAGCAGCGCGCCAATTACGCAGAAGCCCACCCGTGGCGTAACCTGTGGGCGTGGGTGAAGAGAAAGATGGTACGCCATGAGTAAACCTCGGTATAGTTGGTGGGGCTATGTAAAAGCCATTATCCGTCGCTACGACCCAGATCGAGAGCAGGAGTTGCATGGAGTGGCTTTGTTAGAAAACAACGCTGTGCGAAAAGCGGTGAGCGAAACAAGGTCAATGCAAGACGGCGAAGAGCGCTTGAAATTTATTCGCCTCGTGTTCTGGGACAAAACCCACACGCTCGAAGGTGCGGCGATGGCAGCCAACTGTTCCGACCGAACGGCGAGACGATGGCATACCGATTTTATCAAGTGCGTCGCACGGAACTACGGGCTGCTCGATGATTAAAAGTTGGCCTTAAAAAGCCATTTGCTTATGAGATAATAGAATCGCAGAGGTGTAAAAGCCTTTGCGGTTCTCTCATTTATGGCGTTTACCTCCTGCGCCATAGCGGGGGGGCGGTGCTTTTTCATCTTTTTACACCGTCCCCCGCAACATGCCGCACGCGCGATGCAGCTCACGATCAGGGCCGAGAGGTCGCACCTCTCATGCGGCACAGGGCCCCGCGCACCTCTCAACGATGTGGCCCAGCGGGGACATACGCAGACGTAGCTCAGGTGGTAGAGCACCGGACTTCGTGAGCCGGTATGTCGTGGGTCCGAGTCCCACCGTTTGCGCCAGTGGTCGGGTAGCTCCCGGACAATGTGAGACCGTTGTCGTCATGGCTCACATGGAAATGACAATGCTCGCTGAAAACTGCGCCAGAGTTCCGCAACCGGGGCCGATACGCGGCGTGTGACAATCTAAGCGAGAAAGACGACCATATATGCGGCGTGCAGAAGCAGAAGCAAAAGCAATGGCTATAGGCAACATTGCGGACGTGTGGCGGCTCAATACCGTCTCGCCGCTCCAAAAGAGGAGCGCCGATGCCTTTGGCAATGGGTATAGCGCCCGCCTGAAAGTTCGGCATTATAATGTGGCCCATTTAGAAGTGCCATACAATTGAGATGGCCCTTCGGGGCGGGTAAAGTCTGCTATGTAAGGCCAAGGGGTGGGGGCCGGTAGCAAAAATAATTTGACAACGCTTATCCGTGTATCAAAGCGGTAATAAACTGTGACGGGCGGATGAAATTAGACCGCAGCACGACAGCAATTAACGCAAGGGACGCAAGCAAATGCAAGCAAATGCTGGCAAGTGTTAGCAAACGCATAGCTCAGAGAGAGAAAAGAAAATCCCCCTTGTTCCCCCTCTCTTCTTCTCCCCCTTGCATCCCCCGTATTATCTTACCCCATATAATCCCCCAAAAGAAAAGAGAGAGAGCAACATTTTGCGCGCGAGAGCGACGAGGTGATGACAATGGCTGCGCGTCTGACAGATCGGCAGAAAAAGAAAATACTGGCGGACTATGTGCAGACAAACAACTATTGCGCCACGGCAAAAATCAACGGCGTGTCCGCAACGACCGTCAAGAACCTTGTGCGGGCGAATGCCGACATTATCAACAAGATAACGTATTACGCCGACGCAATAGATAGGCTCATGAAAATCAATATGCGGCTCATCGCGAAATTCAAAACCCATTTGCACAAAGAGTATGGCGACGCTATCGAAGATATTGCGAAGATGTTTGACACACTCTACGCAGAACAGCAAAAAGAAACGCCGTTGATGTGGTATGAGTATTGCTACGGTGTTAAAGATACAGGGAAATAAAAACAAATTATTTGGATTGGAAGTGAGCGTATGCCAGCAGGAGCGCCAAGAAAATGGAAAAGCGTAAGCGCGATGCAAAAGGCGATTGACGCTTACTTCAAAGAGTGTGAGGGTGAGCCGTTTATCGGCGATGACGGTTGTGCTGTGCGAGATAAGTACGGCATACCGATTATCATTAACGCAAAGCCCCCGACAATCACAGGGCTTGCATTGGCGCTTGGATTCACAGGAAGACAAGCGCTGCTGGACTATCAGGCAAGGCCAGAATTCGCGGACACGGTCACGCGCGCGAAGTCCAGATGCGAGGAATATGCCGAATCTCGGCTCTACGACAAAGACGGTGCAAACGGCGCGAAATTTTCGCTTGGCTGCAATTTCGGTTGGCGTGAAGTGAACGAGACAAAAATAAGCACGGATTCCGTCAAGGTGGTTATTGATGTCTGATATTCTCTTGTCAGAAAAAATCGGCTCGGCTTTTTACGATGTGGCGCATGATGTGTTCCACCACGGGCATACGCACTACGATTTAAGTGGCGGGCGCGGCTCTTTGAAATCCTCCACCGTGTCGGTGCTTGTACCGCTACTGTTGATCCACAATCCAAACACGCACGCGCTTGTGCTGCGCAAGGTGGCAAACACGATCCGCGATAGCGTTTATGCGCAGTACATTTGGGCAATCGGGGAGCTGGGCATGGCAGCGTATTGGGAAGCCAAGGTTTCCCCGATGGAGCTGATCTACAAGCCTACCGGGCAGAAGATCATGTTTCGGGGTGCTGACGATCCCATGAAGATCAAGTCTATCAAGGTGCCGTTTGGCTACATTGCCGTAACGCACTTTGAAGAAAAAGACCAGTTTGCCGGACGCGCAGAAATCCGAAACATTTTGCAGTCGACCATGCGCGGCGGCTCGGTGTTTTGGAATTTTGAAAGCTATAACCCACCAATTTCGCGCGACAACTGGGCAAACAAGGATAGCTTGGAAGAACGGGATGACCGCTTGTGCCACAAGTCAACATATCTGCAAGCACCGCCTGAATGGCTGGGAGAACAGTTTCTTGCAGAAGCGGAACACCTCAAAGAGACAGACGAGCGTGCATATCAGCACGAGTATCTTGGCATTCCGGTCGGCACGGGTGGAAATGTGTTTGAAAATTTGGAGCTGCGAGAGATTACGGACAAGGAGATCGGGAGCTTCGACCAGATATACCAAGGTGTTGACTGGGGATGGTATCCAGATCCATTTGCGTTTATCCGGCTACACTACGACCGGGCGCGGGAGACAATCTACTTTATTGACGAGATTTATAAAAATAAGCTGACAAACGAGGAGAGCGGCGGAATTATCAAAGGGTGCGGATATGGCGACGCGTACATCACGTGTGACAGCGCAGAGCCGAAGAGCACTGCGGATTATCGGGCGCTTGGCCTTCCGGCAAAGGAGGCTATCAAAGGCCCCGGCTCCGTGGACTACGGCATGAAGTGGCTACAGAGGCGCAAGATCGTCATTGACCGCCGCCGGACACCAAACGCGTATAAAGAGTTTGTAAATTACGAATACGAACGGAATAAAGACGGCGACATCATCAGCGGGTATCCTGATGCAAATAACCATTTGATTGATGCCACAAGATACGCTTTAGAGCGGATTTCTCGCCGGATGGGAGTTATCGCATGAGCAATGCAGTTATCTTAAAACTTAACGAGCTTGGCTATACCACGATCCCCGAATCGTTTTACAGCAAGGTTGCGGAGTGGAAAAGCTGGTATCAGGGAAATGTAAAGGGCTTCCACAATTACCGCGTCCGTAACGGTGAAAGCATGGTCAACTGCAAGCGGTATTCCCTTGGAATGGGAAAGAAACTGTGCGAGGATTGGGCGAATCTGCTCATGAACGAAAAAGTGCAGATAACGCTTGAAGGGAATAAGGAGCAGGAATTTATTGACCGCATCTTGACGGAGAACAATTTTGCTGTTAAGGCGAATGAGATGCAGGAAATGAAGTCTGCGCTTGGCACGGTGGCATACATTCCCCGCGTAGTGGGGCAGGAGGTCAACGAGAACGGCGAGATCGTACCCGGCAATACATCCGGCATTGTGCTGGACTATGTGACTATCGAAAATATCTACCCGCTGGCATGGCAGAACGGATATATCAGCGAGTGCGCGTTTTCCTCTGTAATTACAAGGGGCGGGCGCGATTACCTCTATCTGCAAATCCATAGAAAAGAGGATGGCGGCGAATACGTCATTGAGAACCGCATTTATCGGTATGATAATGAGCAACTTGCAGACGAAGCACTGACCAATGTTAAGGGCTTTGAGCGCATCCCCCCTGTTGTACATACCGGAAGCGATAAGCGTCAATTTGTCATTGACCGACTTAACATTGCGAATAACTTCAACTATTTGCTTCCAACCGGCATTTCGGTTTATGCCAATGCTATCGATGCACTCGAAGGTGCCGATATTGCCTATGATGCTTACATCAATGAGTTCGTGATGGGCAAAAAACGCATTATGGTTAAGCCTGCGGCGAGTAAATTTCTTGATGGTACACCGGCGTTTGATGAAAACGATCTTGTGTACTACGTTATGCCAGAAGATGTAAGCGATGGGGCGGTTATTCAGCCAATCGACATGACACTTAACTCCGATAAGTTAAGTGTCGGGGTTCAGTTCGCGCTTAATATCTTGGGGAGCAAGTGCGGCTTTGGCACGAACTTTTATCAGATCGACCAAGCCGTAATGGCGACTGCGACGCAGGTTATCAGTACGCACAGTGAGCTTGCAAAGACGCGAGGAAAGCACCAGATCATCTTGGAGCAGGTGCTTGTTGAACTTTGTAGGGTTCTCCTCCGACTGGGCAATACGACCATGAACGCCGGACTGGATGAAAATATTGAAATTAGTATTGATTTTGACGACAGTATTTTCCAGGACAAAGACGCTGAGTTTGCGCGCGATATGCAGCTTTTGTCTGCTGGGATCCTCAACGATTATGAAATGCGCATGACGTACAAAAACGAGGACGAGGAAACCGCAAAGGCGGAGCTTCCGAAGATGCAGGCCATGACAAAAGAGCCGGAAGAAGAGATTGAGTGAGGTGACGGCGTATGCGGCCTTACCCTTTTAGCCCAGACCTGCTTGACGCAATGCCGGAAGAATTGACAGAATTGTTACGTGCGCTTGAAATCACGCTGCTGGAAGAAATCTGCTCCCGTCTCAAAGCGTCAGACCAACTGAACGAAGTAACCGTGCAAGACATTCGCGTGCTTCGCTCACATGGCATCGACCTAAAAGAGATTGAGAAAGCAATTCGCAAAACTTCCGGTATCAGTGAAACGAAGTTGAATGAGCTGCTTGACGATGTTGTGGAACGCAACCAGAAGTATTACACCGAGCTTATTGACCTTGCGCACATCACGCAGCCGGAAACGCTGGTAAGCGTAGAAGATACTTGGGCAATATACGAGCAGACAAAGCAAACAATGCGCAATATAACGCGATCAATGGGCTTTTTAGTGGACGCTGGGCGCACAATGCTGTCACCTGCCAAAGCATACCAATGGGCGCTGGATAACGCTACAATGCAAATCCAGAGCGGCGCTATCAGCTACAATCAGGCTATCAAATCGGCGGTGCGTCAGTTGGCGCAAAGCGGCCTAAAAGTCGTGGATTATGAGAGCGGACACCGCGACCAGATCGATGTGGCTGCCCGCCGCGCGGTTATGACGGCGGTAAATCAGCTAAACCGTAAATACTCGGAACAGTCTATGGACTTTTTGCAAACCGACCTTGTGCAAGTAGAGGCGCACGCCGGAGCGCGTGATATCGATGGGCCTAAAGGGTGGGAAAACCACAAAAAATGGCAAGGCAAACTGTATCGATGGGCTGAATTTACAAAGAAATACCCCGACGCGTCAAAAGGGGAATATCCAGATTTTGAAAGCACATGCGGCATTGGAGATGTGACCGGTATTCTTGGAGCAAATTGTCGGCATAGCTGGTCGGCGTTTGTTGAAGGAGTTATGGAGCGCACCTATACCGATAAGCAGCTTGAGCATATCGACGATGGGCTCGGCTGCACTTTTGAGGGGAAAACATACACCGCATACGAAGCAACACAGATGCAACGGCGCGTAGAGCGGACAATCCGTAATCTAAAGCGCGAGAAAGCCGCTTACAAGGCCGCAGGATTGACGGAAAAAGAACGGGCGGTAAACATACGGCTACGGCGGTTAAACGCGAAATACAAGGCGTTCAGCGAGGCTGCGGGGCTGCCTGAACAGTGGGAAAGGACGAAGATGCAATATTGAACTTTGACGAAGCCATCAAGGCCGTGCAAGCTATTCTAAAGCGCGGCAACGATGCAGAGATACGACGAAAAGGCGATGGGTACATTGTCTTAGAGGTGAAGAAAACAATTAAATATAGCACTCCCGCGCAATAGGGCGCGGGAAAGGGCAATAGGAGCCAACTTGTAAGGAACGCTTACAGGTTGGCTCTTTTGTTTTATCAACACTGACCGACAGGTCGTTAAACAAGGAGATTTTTATGGCAGAAGAAACCACCGTGCAGAGCACGGGAACGACTGCGCAAGAGCAGGAAAAGACGTTCACTCAGGCTGATGTTGACAAGATGATTCAGGCGAGGCTTGACCGGGAACGGAGAAAGTACCCCAGCGAGGACGAGATGACCGCGTATCGCACATGGAAAGACAGTCAGCAGACCGAGCAGGAGCGGCAGGCAAAGCGCGAAAAGGAGTTTGCGGATAACAAGTCCGCCCTGACCGCAGCGCAGGCCGAAGTTCAGCAGCTCAAGCGCGAGAAGTATGTGCTTTCCAAGGGGCTAACCGGCGAGGAAGCGGAGTTTATCGCGTTTAAGGCTCTCAGGATGATGGACGACAAGACCACTTTTGAGCAGGCCGTTGATAAGCTCACGGAAAATCGTCAGAAAGTCAAGTTTGACTGGACGGCTCCTGTGGGCGGCGGCGACAAACCGAATGCAAATAATGCCGCGATGAACAATCTGATCCGCGGCGCACTCAAGTAACGAAAAGGAGATTACAACATGGCAACTATTGATCGTTCCGCACTTTCCGGACTTATTCCGGAACCCGTAACCCGCGAGATCATGCAGGGCGCTATCGCGGAATCCGCTGTCCTGCGCATGGGCCGTCGTCTGGCGAATATGTCCAGCAAGACGCAGACCATCAACGTGCTTGACGCGCTCCCCTCTGCGTATTTTGTCAATGGCGAAGCCACTGACGGCGGCGCAGGTGAGGCATTCAAGCAGACCACCAAGATGGCGTGGGACAAGAAGAAACTGTACGCCGAGGAGATCGCAGTCATTGTCCCCATTCCCGAGGCGGCACTCGACGATGCGGACTATGACATTTGGGGCGAAGTTAAGCCGCGCCTGACCGAGGCTTTCGGCAAGGTCATCGACGCCGCTATCCTGTTCGGCACCAACAAGCCCAGCACTTGGCGCACCGGCGTTGTTCCCGCTGCCATCGCTGCCGGTAACGGCGTGCCTATCAGTTCTGACATCTACGCCGATGTGATGGGCGATGGCGGTCTAATCTCTAAGGTCGAGTTGGACGGCTTCAACCCCAATGGCGTTATGTCCGCTATCCAGATGCGCGGTAAGCTGCGCGGTCTCCGCGACACTTCCGGCCAGCCTATTTTCAAGACCGATATGCAGGGCGCTACCCGCTACGGTCTGGACGGCATGGATATGTACTTCCCCATGAACGGTGCGTTTGACCCCGCCCAGGCTCAGATGATCGTCGGCGATTGGAGCCAGCTTGTCTATGCCATTCGTCAGGACATGACCTTCAAGATCTTCACCGAGGGCGTTATTCAGGATCCCACCACGAAGGCTATCACCTACAACCTCATGCAGAACGATATGGTGGCGCTGCGCGCAGTCATGCGTCTCGGCTGGGAGATCGCGAACCCCATCAACGCCTACAACGCGGAAAAGGCAAATCCGTTCCCGTTCTCTGTTTACGGCAAGGGCGGCGACATCTCTACTGTTACCGTCTCGCCCGCTACCGCGACGATGGCAAAGGGCGACAGCAAGTCGTTTACTGCTGCTGTTACCGGCGAGGGCATTATCAACGGCGAGGTCGAGTGGAGCCAGAATGGCACGAAGTCCAAGATCAGCGAAGACGGCTTGCTGACTATCGACTCCGCTGAGACTAAGACCAGTATCACCGTTACGGCCAAGTCCAAGCAGGACAGCACGAAGACCGGCACTGCCACTGTTACCGTTTCTTAATCTGAAAGGAGCTGACCCGTATGACATACGCTGATTATACATACTACACCGGTACCTATATGGGCGCCGTGAGCAAAAACGACTTTCCGCGTCTTGTTGTCCGTGCCAGCTCCTTCCTCGACTACTACACGCGCAACATGGCAAAAGACCATGCCGATCTGGACGCAGTGAAGATGTGCTGCTGCGCGTTGGTGGATAAGTACGCGGTTATCGAAGCCGCACAAGCACTGGCAATGAAAAATCTTGCCAATGCCGCGGCAAATGATGCGGAAGTAAAAAGCGAAACGGTAGGCAGTCACTCCAGAACGTTTGCAACAGGCGGGGAATCTGCTTTGTCTGCCCTCAATGCGACGGACGGGGCAAAGAAACTGCTGGCAGAAACGTGCATGGAATACCTTGCCCATACTGGGCTGCTGTATCGCGGAGGTGTGTATAGATGTACGCTCCCCACACTGTAACGATCTACAACATCGTGCAGGAGATCGACCCGACAACTCTTGATGAGGTCGAGAAAGTCTATACTACGATCCTGCGCGGTGTGATGCTCCAAGCGTCTAAAGGCGTGAACGTGCGCGAAAGCGGCCTTGAAGGTGCTGACGCTGTAAATCTGTATATCCCGTTCTCCGTGGAAGCGGTGGACGGGGTAACAGGTAAGCCGAAAACCTATATCGGCCCGCAATCGTTTTTCAAAGCGGCGGACAAGTCTAACCTATGGACGCTCTCATACAAGGGTAACGGTGGCATGACGTGCTTTGTAAAGGGCGAGTTTGTGTCGGACAACATGACTGTCGTTCTGAGCCACGATGACTGCTACAACCTCACCAAAGTTGACATGATGGACTACGGAAGCCCGGATATGCAGCATTTTGAGTGCGGTGGTAAATAACATGGTACTGAAATTTACCGTTGACACTTCCGGCATGGATGCGGTGAAAGAAGCCGCTGCAAGGGCTTGTACAAAGGCAGAACACGAAGTTGCGGTACAGGTGGAGACAGACACGCGTCCATTTGTGCCGTCCTCTGGGGCTGCCGCAGGGCTTATGAACAGGACGAGAGTTATCGGAAACAGCATTGTATATCCTGGGCCTTATGCCCGATACCTCTATAACGGTAAGCTGATGGTAGACCCTGAAACCGGCAGCTCTTGGGTGCGAAAAGGCGAGCACAAGGTAACGACAGATCGGAATTTGGTGTTCAGGACGGATGTCAATCCACAAGCACAATCGCATTGGTTTGAAGCATCTAAGGCGCAAAACCTTGATAAGTGGGTGCGCGTAGCAGATAAGGCGGTGAAGAAATTTGGAACAGGTTAAAAAGACGGTTTCGGCGGCGGAGGAAGATCAGGTCTCCCGCAAGCTGCTTGCGTGGTTAAACACGTTCCCGGATAAGCCGGTTGATTTGATTCGATTCGAATTTCTTCCCGCTGATACTCCGGCAATGGCGCTGTCTACGATTCAGGCGGCGTATATCGTCAAGAAATACATTCTCGGCGGGTATCAGGCGGAATACCAATTCAAGGTCATTTACCGCATGAAACCGGGGAATAGCAACGACAAACGGCTCAAGGCTGACGAGCTGCTTAACGCCTTGGGCGATTGGGCAGCAAGCGAAACGCCGCCTGACATTGGCGACAGTCGCCGCGTCATCCGTATTGAGCCTACAACGCGATCCTCTCTTTTCGCCATGTATGAGAACGGCGACGAGGATCACCAAATCCTTATGAAAATGAACTACGAGGTGATTAAAAATGGCTGATACGACATTTAACACTCCGGCGGGGCAGACCGTAGACCGTGAACTTCTGATCGCGTGTCTTAACACGGGCGAAACCGGAACTCCCACATGGTCTCCCTTCGGTACGCGCGTCACGGATTCCAGCATGGAATACGACTGGCAGGAGGATTCCTCGAAGGATATTCTTGGCACGACGCGCACGACCATGAAGAAACCCATCATCACGCAGACCTTTGACCCGTCCGATCTGGACGCTGGGGATCCTGCCATCGTCAAGATTTGGAATCTCGCGGTCAAGGAGCAGAACGCGGCGGCGCTGGCGAATCAGGACGTGCTGATTGTCCACGCTTATGCAGGCACGGCGAATACGGCAGTATTTGCGGAGCGCTATTCGTCCTGCATGGTTAAGCCCTCTTCCCTCGGCGGCGAGGGTGGCGGCTTTATCGGTATGCCTATCGACGTGACGCTTGGCGGCACGCGCAAGACGGGAACTGCGGCCATTTCCGGCGGCACTGTTACGTTTACAGAGGACTAAATCAAAGAGGGCTGGCGTTTGTCAGCCCTCATTTCGGAGGTAAGTATGGAACTGAATTTTGGAGACGGCCTTGTAACATATACCATCAACGGGAAGTGCGATGTGTCGTTTAACCCGACCGATAGCAACTTTGTCGAGCGGCTTTATCTCGCGTTTGAAGAGCTGGACAAAAAGCAGGAAGGATATAAGGCCCAGATCGAGAAGATGGGGGATAAAAAGCAGATTTTTGCTTTTGCTCGTGAGCGCGATGCGGAAATGCGCAAAATTATCGATAGCGTGTTTGATGCCCCCGTCGCAGACGCTTTGTTTGGCGGCATGAATGTATACGCAATGGCGGAAGGTGTGCCTGTTTGGTGCAATCTTATGCTTGCCATTATGGACGAGATCGACACGTCGTTTTCCAGAGAACAGAAATTCACCAACCCGCGCATTAAAAAGTATCTGGATCGAAATAAAAACCATTAAAGGCGGTATTGCAGCATGGAGTACGGGCTTCCCAAAAAGGTTGAAATCAAAGGCGAATGGTTTGATATCCGCTACGATTATCGCGTAATGTTGGATATCTTTGATGCGCTGAATGATGACGCCTTAGATGATGAAGAACGCGCTTATGTTGTCCTCAATCGTTTTTACATGGATTTTGACGCATTGCCTGATTATGACGAAGCGATAGAGAAATTCTATTGGTTTGCTAATGGCGGGCAGAATGCCGACAACGGCAAGAAGAAGCCCAAACTTGTTGATTGGGGAAAAGATTTTTCTCTTGTCGTATCGCCAGTAAACCGAATTCTTGGTTATGAAATTCGAGCAATGGAATACGACCCAGAAGCCAACACCGGCGGCGTCCATTGGTGGACATTTCTTAGCGCATATATGGAAATTGGGGACTGTTTATTCTCCCAGGTGATCCGAATTAGGGATTTGCAAGCAAGAGGAAAAGCACTCGACAAATCCGACAGAGAGTTTTACCGGAGGAATCGAGATATCATTGACCTCCCAGAGCATCGAACGGTCGAAGAAAATAGAACAATTGATATGTGGTTAGGGAAAAAAGAGACCAGCCCATAGAGGGCTGGCATTCTTACAGATCAACCATGATTTTATCGGCCTTTTTCAAAGACTTATATCGGGATTCAACCGTTTTACCATCTTGCGGGCGAACCGTTACGTCAAAGACGATGTATTTTGTTTCGCTGGAAAAGTAAGTGATTACCAAAAATCGTTTCTTGTTTTTCATTGTCTTTTTCTTAGCAGACCCGCCGAGAGCTGCGCCCAGAGGCCCTAAAAAAATAGCTCCGGCAACTGCTCCGCCAACGCTGGAAACATATTGCGTTTGGATTTCTTGCGGGGTCATCACCGATACGTCGATAAGCTTATCTGTTGGAAGCGAAAACGTTTGTCCGCTTGCAGAGAATTCAATTAAATCATTAGAAAGTGACGCGGAACAAATAGAACCGCTTGGCAGATCAAGCCCTGAAACTAACTGCAATTTTAGTTTAGTAATTCGATTGGCGGATGGCGCTTGTTGAGATTTTGATTTTTCTATATTCGGATAAACGCGAATAACAAAAAGAACCCCAATGATGACAGGCAAAAAGACGATGACCAAAGCCCCGAACGTCCCAACCTTCCCGTCTGGCCCTTTTGGGAAAATATCTTCCGACAGAAGAAGAACAATTGTGCTGCAAAACCATCCCAAAAAGAAAAAAAGTATTTTTTTCAGTGTTTTCACTGAAATCCCTCCCTTCCCCGCTACTATATATCGATAAACGAATTTAGTCAACAATAATAGGAGGTGGTCATGTGGCCAACGCAGATGGTTCCATTGTTATTGCTGTAGACGCGGACGATAAACAAGCGCAGAAAGAACTTAACAAACTTGTAAATAAGATCGATTCGCTCAACGATAAAATCTATAAAAAACAGCAAGAAAGAATGCCGTTGCTTGAACAGTCAAAGCAGCTTGGCGCAGAACTCGATGCCGCAAAAGCAAAGCTTGACCAGATGCAGCGCGGAGATTCGTTTTATACGTCAGGCGCAGTTAAAGAACAATCACAATATGTAAATGGGCTTCAAAAAGAGTGGAATTCCGTAAATGCAAAAATCGAAAAGGCGGATTCGTACATAAATGCGAACAACGCGAGTCTTGATCGTGCGAAAGAAAAAGCCGGTGAGCTTTCGGCGCAAATCTCTGCGGCTGGGACTAATACTAACGCAATGTCCGTAGCAACCAAACGCGCAGAAGCATATATGGATAAATTCGCAAATAGAGTTAAGAAACTTGCCCTTCGCGCATTCGTGTTTACGATGATTGCAAAAGCGCTATCTGTCCTCAGAAATTATCTCTGGAAAACCATTCAGGCTAACGATGATGCAGCGGCGGCGATAGGTCAATTAAAGGGCGCATTGTTAACTCTCGTGCAGCCTTTGCTCAATGTAATTATTCCGGCATTTACGGCATTGGTAAGAATCCTCACAAACGTTGTGAGCGCGATTGCAAATGTTGTTTCAATGATTTTCGGGACAACTACAAAAAAATCGGCGGCGGCTGCAAAGAGTATGTACGAGGAAGCCAATGCAATTGAAAGTGTCGGCTCTGCGGCGAAGAGCACCGTTAGTTCGCTGGCAAGCTTTGACGAGATCAATCAATTATCAAACGATAAGGGCGGCGGAGGCGGCGCGGCATCCGCTCTCGCAGACCGTTTATCCCCCGTGTTTGATCAGTTTACGAGCGACGCATACAAAGCAAAAATTGATGAAATTACAGCGTATTTAAGCGGCGCATTGCTTGCTCTCGGTGCAATTCTTTGCTTCTCTGGTGCAAACATTCCTCTCGGTATTGCGCTTATGGCGGCAGGAGCAATTAGTCTTGTTTCCTTAATCGCCCTTAACTGGAATTCGATGAGCGACCAGTTGAGAGCCGCAATAACAAATGTTTTGCTTATTTTAGGGACTGCGGCACTTGTGATTGGTGCAATTCTTTGCTTCTCCGGCGCAAACATCCCGCTCGGTATCGGGCTTATGGCGGTGGGGGCGGCAATGATTGCGACAGCGGTTGCTATCAATTGGAATGCAATGTACGACAAGACAAAAGAAACACTTACCAACATGCTCGTCTTGATTGGTACATTTGCGCTTGCAATCGGTGTTGCGTTGTGCTTCTCTGGCGCGAATATCCCGCTTGGCATTGCACTCATCATCATCGGTGCGGCGTCTCTTGCGACGGCAGTTGCCCTCAACTGGAATGAAATGAATAGCAACGTAAAACAGAAGTTAACGGATATCCTTTTGTTTGCAGCTAAAAGTTTGCTTGCACTCGGTAT